AGGCGATGGCCGATATAAGTTTGTGGTGGACTTCCAAGTATTTGGAAATTAATTCACATGTTTTTATCATTACCAGTTTAGTATAGAAAGTATTACCTCAGAGGTGTAGAAATGACAAGTGCGATTAGTGGAATGAAAGGCTCTCTTTGGGTATGCGCTACAGAAAATGGCTCATACGTAAAATTGGCTGAGTTGATAGACTGCAAACTCAGGATATCCGGGGCGGAGATCGACACAAGCAACGTTGATGACTCCGGGTGGGGCTCGAGCATCGCAGGCGCGAGGAGCTGGGAGATTAGTGCTAACAGCAACTTCATAGTTGCCGATCCTGCTTACATACTCCTCATAGCCGCACAGATCGCCAATACAGATGTCTGGTGCATGATCCTCACGGATGGGACCCCCACATCCTCGCCAGTGGGCTGGAAGGGCAAAGGCGGCCTGAGCAGTACTGATATCGATGTGGCGGGAACCAAGACCCAGCAGAAAGTCGCATGGACAATCAAGAGCAGGGGCGCATTAGCCGCCACGACCTGAGGCTGATAGATGACCTCAGCCGTGAGCGGCCTATCCGCCGCTCTTTTTCGGGATGAGCCGGAGGAGTATGTCGTCACGGCGAACCTCGGCTCTAATCGGGATATTTGCTTTGCCTCAAAAAATGGAACAGATGCCAGCGTAGAGATCATTGTCTCCGGAAACAACACGCCTCTGAGCATTTCAGACAGTGGAACGAAGATCACTATCAACAGTGCTACAAACTCAGGGGGAGTGGCCACCAGCACGGCCGCTCAGATTGTAGCCGCATTCAATGCAGATGCTGAAGCGGCTGCTCTCTTCACTGCTCGCCTCCCTCCGGGATCTACTGGCACAGGTGTGACCGGGGCCATGTCCGAAACCACCGCAGCCGATGGGGTCGCCGAGACGGGCCTGGCGTGCACGGACTCGGGTGATGGCCGGACGTTCCAAGCCGCTGCAGGATCGCGGTATTGGGATGACGGCGAAGCTCTAACCGTCTATATCGACGGAGCCAAGGCCACAAGCGGGTTCACTGTAAATTACTTGCAAGGGAAAGTTACTTTTGACAGTGACCAGACCGGCAAGACCATAACCGTTGATTGTGTCCGCCGCTCTCTTTTGGCATTCCAAAAAGTGTTTGGAATGTTCGAGGGCAAGCTGAAGATCTCGGGCAAGGAGATAGACACCTCCTCCGTGGATGACGACGGCTGGGGTTCCTCCTTGATCGGTTCCCGGAGCTGGGAGCTTACTGCAGGAACTTTCTTCTATGATGGCGGCATACCTATAACCGCAATAGCAGTAAAGTATCTATGGAAGTTCTACAGCGTTCTTGCCACGGTACCGCTATGCATAGGCTGGGGCGCCATAACCAGTATCGACAACATGACCGCCAACCCGAACGAAGCCCAAAAGCAAACCATAACCGTGAAGGGCGCGGGCGAACTGTTTATGGAATGAGCACCAAGAGCCGCAATGAAGGGCTTTCTAGTAGCCTGGAGCGGCTCTCCGAATCATTTTTTTAGGAGAGATAAACAATGGAATATGAAATAATTCTTAATGACAGGCCCATTAACTGGACTTTTGGGGCCATGAAGAAGTTTGAACGCGACTGCAAGAACATCCTGCGAAGGATGGATATCAAACCAGCTGCGGACCATACCGGCTATATGCTGGCGAAGTACTCCAAGATTGCAGAGGTTATGGAGGCGGCTGTCTCCGCTGCAACCGGATTATCTTCTGTGGAAGGCAAGAAAGGCGAGCCCTCGGAAGCCAGCCAGGCCATTGACGCCTACCTGCAGGACGGCGGAACTCTTGAAAATCTCCAAAGAGGCATGTATGAGGCATTCCTGGAGAAAAACGACCCTTCTATTATTCCTCCCTGGTTGGAGGAGATCAGCCGAAACGAGGAAGCGGTGAAGATCAGCCAGGAGAAGGAAGCTCTCCGGGTGGAGATAGCCAGGCTGGAGCTGGAGAACGACCGGAAGAAGCTGGCCGAACTTTCTGGAAAACAGTCCACCGCGTAGGGCTGATCGATCTGGGCCTCCTCCCAGATCAACTATACAATCTTTCTACTAATGAGCTTCGGGCGCTCCATGAGCACCGGATGCAAGAGAAAGCCTGGGAACGTGAGACCGCCGCTTTTGAGGGCTTCTGCGCGGGCGCTGCTTTTGCTTTAGCCTGGAATGGAAAGCTAGGCACCTTTTCAGAGTTCTACTCCACCGACAAGGCGGAGCCCAAGAAAGAAACCACGTCCCAGGAATATATAGACAGATACAACTCCTGGAGCTGATCATTTTTGACTGAAGTCGGACGAATTACAGCAATCATAGACGGTGACATATCCAAGCTCACCTCCGCCCTGAACCTGGCCAGGTCACAGGCTACCAATGCCGTCGCCGGTATCGAGACCGGCATGAAAGGCGGCCTAAAGAATGGTCTGGCTGGCATCGACTGGAATGGTCTGGGCATGGACACCGCCTGGGATTACCTCCGGGGCATCACGGCTGGCATGGGGCCAATAGGGACTGCTCTGGAAGGGGTAGCTACTGCGCTCGGGCCTACCGGCATGGTTGCCGTTGCCGCTATCGCGGGCGGTGCAATCATAGCGAAAGCCGCCTATGATGCCGCTTCTGCCTGGGAAGCCGGGATGGCGCAGATCAGCAAGACCACCGGCATAGAGCGGGGTTCGTCTGGCTTCAACGATCTGTCGGAAGATCTGAAAGATCTCTATGCGACGATGCCGACAACGATGTCGGAAATCCAGAACGTCGCCAAATCCGCCGGCTCCCTGGGAATCGAGCAGAGCAGCATAGCAGGCTATACCAGAGTCGCCCTAGAGATGGGCTCCGCATTCGATATTCCTGCAGAAGCGGCTGCGGTGGCAGTCGGAAAGGTGCAATCCCAGCTCAAGAAGCTCCCTGATGGAGTCGAGGATTCAGCACAATTCGCCAGAAACTTTGGCAGCGCGGTGGACTTCGCCGGCAACAGCATGAATGCCACTGAGCAGGAAGTTCTCGATTTCTCGACCAGAACGGCGGGAGCCCTTTCCCTCCTGGGCGGCTCAGCCTATGAGCTGGCCGGGTGGGGCGGTGCTACGGCTTCGGTATTTTCATCTTCACAGCTTGCGGCTGGAAGCTTCAACGCGGCCTTAACTCAGCTCACCGGCACCACTAAAGGCAGCGTGATGGCACAAGAAAAAGCTGCCGAACTGCTGGGCATCACATCAGACGAATTTTCTAATCTGATGGCAACAGACCCAACAGATACGGTTTTGAGGTTGGGCAATGCACTGGAGGAGTTGGACCCAGCAGAAGCAACCAAGGCCGCTGGAATCCTGGGCGGTGGATACGGCGACGACTTTTTCAAAAAGATGGTCGGGCATACCGACGAATGGCGAAGTAGTATTGAAGATGTCGTTGCCGCCGGAGAAAAAGGCGAATCGATAGGCAAGTCATTCGAAGCCGGCTCAGAAGGCGCAAAAGCCGCCATGCAGAAGCTTAAGAACAGCATAAGCACCATCCTGATAGACATTGGCGGGCCGATTCTGGCCGCTTTCACGCCTCTTCTGAGCGGCCTTGCGGAAGGGCTCAATAAGATCAGAGAGATAGGCGAGAACCTATGGGGACCGCTCACGACCGTCCTATCCCCCCTCACCGCAGGGGCAGGCATCCTGGCCGGGCACATCGGTACGATGGCCAGGATGAGCTTGGATGCTCTCGTGTTGGCCTCCCAGGCGATCAGCAAGGCATTTGAGTTGGGCGGCAAGTATGCCGAAGCGGTCAAGGCGGAGATACTGGAGATCATCGAGAACAGCGGGCCATTTAAGGCGGTCTCCAGCTTCGTGGATGACGTCGGCGATGCATTCCAGAGGCTCTATGACAAAGTTGCTGAAGTGGTCAGCAAAATAGCCGATGGCCTGAGCAATGCGATCCCAACGGCTATCAAAGGCACCGGGGACGCACTTGGGACACTGGCAGAGAAAGCGGGCCTCGGAGGAGTGGCCGATGCCGCCGGCGGAGTATTTGACTTTTTCGGAGATGTCAACGCTCGGGTATGGGGCGAAGAAGCCGGGGGAGAGTTCGAAGAGGGATTTGAGGAAGAGGTCGAAGACGAAGAGCTAACCGACGCGGTTATCAAAACGCTCACAGGCGACGAAGCGGTGGACGCTTTGCGGAAGTCGGGAAAGAACGCGGCTGATGTGTTCGGAAGTGAGTTTGCGGCACAGTTGGCGTTTTCCGGCCTGAGCGACCTGGCCATGCTGGATATAATCAATCGACAGACTAGCAGCAAACACGGATACGGGGGGCTGTTTGGCCGTGGGTCTGGCACCAGGGTAGTGCAGGAAGATGGTATTGAATATTCGATACATTATAGCTCAACTAAACATGATACGGAAGTCTCCCTGAGTGTAGATGGTCAACAAATGGCTTCCGGCTCTGGATATGGCTCGCAAGGAGAAGCCATCCAGGACCTATTCGACCAGGCCGGGTTTCCGCTATCAGAAGCAACTTCGCTCAAGCTCCAGAACAGAGGCGGGGACGCCGCGAAGCTGAAACTGGAATCAGAATTAAACCTATGGGCAGATTTCAACTCAGAAGCAAGCCTTCTGAAGTTCGAAACCTATAACAAGGAAGCGTTCGAACGTATATCGGACAGTGCACAAACCCATCTCTACCGGGCAGCCAGGGACATCGAACAGAACGGCCAGATGATGGCCGACCGCCTGGGCTCCTCGATGGGGCTGGCAGCCGGTCAGGTCGGTCCGGCAACGCTCGATGAGTCCCTGCAGAACGTGCTCAATGCGATGGCGCGTCCTGGTAGCGTCGATACCGCGATCCTGGAGACCTCCCTCTCCCATCTGATGGGTGCGAGCCTGATATCGGCATCGGACAGCGATGAAATCAAGGCGGCAGCGCAGGAAGTGAATAAGAATCTGGTGGGTGGCATGGCCATAGAGCTGCCGTCTTTGGCGGAGATCATCGAGAACCCGAAGCTGATAAATGAGAGCTTTGAGAATATGGCAAAGTTCCAAGAGGGGTATCTTATCCCTCGGATCACCCAGAATATGGACGACATCAAGGAACTACTCGGCGATGGCGTCTCCGAAGAGGCTCTTTATGAAGCTTACATCAAGCCCCTGAAAGGCATCGAGGGCGAACTGCCAACCATCCTCCAAGACCTCATAGGAGATCTAGAGGAAGGTACCATCAATATGGATCAGTTCCTTGATTCATACTACAAGGACGTGGCTGGAAAGGCTGATGAGAAATCAGCATCCGCACTTGAGGACATCAAGTCAGCCAATGCCATGTTTTACGGGGAGTTCCTGTCAGACAATGCCCAATGGCAAAGCTACGTCAATGAATACGGCGGCTACGTTGGGCCAACAAAACTCTATGGCGGGTACCGGGACGCGATGGATGCGGAGATAGCTGCCGCGCAGGAGGTAAACCAGAAGTACGGAATTTCGACAGTGGGCTCCATCGGTATGGTCGCTGAACTCGACACCACCGAAGCTCTATCGGCTACTGAGGAGCTGGTTGCCAGAATCCAGGAATCCCGGCCAGACATGGTCCTGAATCTCGACACCAATGCGGCATACACCCAATGGGGCCACTTGGTTCAGGACATGGAGAACCTGACCATCCGGCTCCCCGTGGAACTCGATATAAAAGTTTATACTCCAGAAATCCGGGCAATTGTGGACGCGGCCATAGTCGATGCCCTTGCATGAGGCGATAAAATGACTGTTGTACCAGATATATATCGAATTACCGGGGCAGCTCCGGGAACGGCTGCTGTCGTCACGTCTCTCAGCTTTGGGGCGTGGGATAGCAATGCATCGCTTGAGTCTCATGCAGTGAGGAGAAGTGCGAGCGGGCGGTCTTATGTGGTCACTCTTGCCATCGGTTCCGCTGCTGGAATGAACGCCACCAGGTTCAAGCTGTGGGGAGTCCTTAGCGGCGGATCGCTGGATGCCAATGTCACAGTGGACATAGCCACGACACTGAAAACCAGCTACGCGCAGGCCACGGGCACGATAGATGACCACGGCAATACGCTCGTTAGCATCTACGGGGGGGCGGTCGAGAACTTCCTGACATATACGGCACTGGCTCCAAAAATCATTAGCGGAACCGATGTAATCAAGACCACCGGCACCGGTCTGTTCACCAAGTACATCCCCCTCCAGATCAATGTCGGGGCGTCCGCTGCACTCGGGGAGCATCCGGCGGACCCAGTGAAGCTCTACATATACGCGGCGGCAGCGGAGACGTCATAATGCAAGCTGGCTTAGGGTGCATGGGCTACTCGTGGGTAGGGACCGATTACCGCCAGGATACCGGCTTTGCTGACCCGGTGGAGATGGAGACTCTGGTCTTTGACTGGATATCGAGCAATCCGGTTCAGGTCCGCACTCTGGTATTCGGCTCTTTCGTGGGCATCGGAACAACGATAGCAGAAGCCACAGAAATCACCGGAAAGCTCTATGACCTCAAGCGAATCGGATATTGGCCGAAGATCAAGGACTACCCGGTGCCGGGCACCAGGAAGACGATCAAGATCCACGAAGGCGCTGAAGGGCCGGGCATCCAATTTCTTGTCAAGTGGCTGACCGACAGGAACGCCGCTTATGCATTCCTCAACCAGCTTGCCCTCATCAAGCCCTCCGATTATGTCCGGTTCTATCACCGAGACTCACTCTGGTATCTCCGGGTGTATATGGCGGGCCATGCGCCATATTTCGAACGCAACCGCTCTGATCAGTGGACGCACGAAGTTAAGCTCTGGTTCGAAGATCCGTACATGTACTCAGAGATCCACCAGGAGTGGAACGTCGTGGCCGGCACCTTGCCCCAGACTTCCGAGGCGATGGACAACTATGGGCATGTAGCGGACGGCTTTGAGGAGATCACCATCACCGGGCACTATGACGGCACCAACCACGTCGAGGATCTGGTGCTCTCTGTGGCGGATGGCTACAGCATGACGCTCTCCGACAAGCTCCTGCCAGATGAGGCCATAACCCTGGCAGTGGACGGCTCCCTGGAGACCTCATGGACTGCAGATATCTCCAGCATGGCGGCTATCAGGGAGTGGACAACAACCCGGTATCTGGTGACCTTCGACACCGACCACGCCGTTATCGCCGCATCCGGTTATGCGATTGTGGATTTGAGCGGACCCTGGCCAACCAAGAAGCCTGTCAAGATGACCGCGACTCTGACACCGACAGGCACGGCTTCGGTTCAGGTATCAACGGATGGCGGGGCCACATATGCTGATGCAGTGACCTATGCCAATATCGAGAGTGGTGTCTCTGCTGTCTACTACCTGACCGGATCGGGGAAGGTCGCCGATATGAAAATCAAGTTCAACTGCCCGGCAGGATCAACCATGTTGATTCATGCACTAAAAATAGAAAGAGAACTGGATTGCTCCGGGGCGGATCTGCCAGTCGTGCAGCCAGGCGAAGCGAAGGCATTCACCGTAAGCTGCGATGTCACCAAATCGACATCTGCAACTATAGCGGCGGAGTACCACCCCCGGAGAGAGGCGATCTAGAGCCATTGGAGGGCTATATAGACAACTCCCACCGGGGCCGGATCGGGTAGATAATCGAGGGTAGACTGGCTCATGTAGACCATCAGAGTCCCGTTCTCTGCCTTCTCCACCTTATAGGCATTGTAGGGCGTATCTGAGGAACCCTGAACCATCCTGACATCGGCCAGGGCAGGGCCTACCAGGAGGCATGCCAGCAGTACGGCGGCTATGAGCTTCATTTATTTGCCTCCTTCCAGGCGACGTGGAGCTTCAGGACGGCCTGGCTATCGTTGATTGATATTCTTTCCCTCTTCCAGATGGCTGCCTTGACTTCGCTTAAGGCGTCATCCGCCTGTTGATTCAAGTATATCGTAGGCATATTAGATATCTTAGCATTTCTTAGATATATATCTTTCGGAGGTAAATGTCTCTAATTTTCAAGGCAACCAATCCCGGCGCTACTCAGCCCACCTGGCCGCAGCCTACTGGCTGGAGGCATGAGGCCTATTTTGATAAGCCCGATGCCCTTTCGCTCGATCTGGCGGGCTATCATGGAGTTGCTGACCGGGCGATCATCGAGGCCTACATCGCGGAGGAGGCTGACGGGGATAGCTTCTCAGATATCGTCTTCCGGGGCTACCTACTCCCCCCAGATGAGGTAGGGGCGAAGGTTAGCAAGGCCACTATCCCGAGCATAGAGAAGATCTTGGATGGGTCACGGTGGACTGTGCCGGTGCGCTACCCGGCAGGCACAACCCTAACCAAGATGCTTACCCATGATTGGCCCGCCAGCTCTACTGAAAAGCCAGGCCTCCTGTGCATGGCCAATAATATGGTCCAGCCAGGGTCTTTTGTCTCGCATTCCGGCAACGTCTGGAAGCTGGCGCAGGGCGGATCATCCTATTTAGGTTCGCTGCAATCGAAACATGTCTATCTAGATTCGGTGCGACTGGTCTGGAACACTGGCGTAAACATCGATCCGGGGGAGTTCTGGCAGGATGCCGATTACCTCTACATCTACAGCACCCGAAACCCATACTACTCTATCGTCTTGGTGGAGGGCATCTATGAAACCAATATCAGGCTAGGGACTATCGAGAACGGATCAACCACCTTCGACCATTCTTGGAGGATCGGGGCGGCTAATATTTACAAGGAAATAACCCGGCTGATCCTGGCAACCGACCAGGAATGGCAATTCAGCCACAACCAAGACGGCTATACCTATCTGAACGTTGCCTCCTCGATTGGGCGCGGGGCATCGAACACCAATTATCCCACCTATCGCTATGACCTCTGCGAAATCATCAGGCAGAAGCGGATGACCACCGGCGGAGCCCGGCCTGTTCATGCCTTGCGCGGGGAGGGCATCGGCAAGGGGCAGTCTAAGCAATATTATACTGAAGCCAGCTTTCCACAGGGCTTGCGCTTTGTAGAAAGGGCTGAATATTCTTCACAATTTGCGGATCAGTTGGCCGGCACCATCGGCAAGCTCTATGATAATTATCAGGATCAATCTGCCTGGAAGATCATAGCCGAAGACGATCCCAGCCTGCAGCCAGGGGACTGGATCAAGATAGTTCCAGAGTTCGATCAGCCGGTAATCGAGCGGGTGAAACGGATTACCCGCTCAAGCGATTCGCCGATGGTGATTTATGCAGGTCAGAGACCGTTAGACTCCGATGATGTCATCCGGGCCAAGGCAGATCTGCGCGACCAGATGCAGACGGATCTAGACCTCCAATTCTCATCAATCAACTGCAATGGCCAGGAGAACGTCGACAGTGCTACGCCTTGCGATATAATCCTGGAAGTTCCTAATGATGATTGGGATGCTGAGCTAGATTCGACCTGGCTGATGTCGATTAAGATTACCGCCTTCGAGTCTTCAGTATCCGGCGGCAGCGGCGCGGCTACCAACCACGGCGTAGGAAATAATGAACGTTATACAGGCGAAAGCGGCGCGCACAACGACCATGATTTGGGTGGAGTCACCGGGCAGGCCACGAAGGGAAATGTTTACGATATCATCGATTCGGTATCGGTGGACTATATCTATATCGGTGAGAACAAAGTAGTCAAAGACGTAACTTTCTACAACAGTGTCAACCAAAAACTGGCAGGGGAGAACCATATTCACGGTTTTGGCGACTATACCTACCCAGGAACGGCGGACGACCACGATAACCCGCTTCCCATAAACCCCGCGCAGCCAATATCAATCACACAATTTGTCAAAAGAGCAGATGGGTTGGGAAGCCTGGCCTATGTCACGGTCACAGCACAAATAATCAATTCCAGTTATCCAAGTGGCGTAACGGTGCCGGGCACGCCCTACTATGACGTTGCGATAAACGAAACTATTTCAGATCTGGATGTCCGTGGCCTCATAGTCCCTGGTCAGAACACTGTAAGAATTTCAATAGTCAAATATGGCGGAACCGGAGACGTGAAGGCCCGCGCGCACGTTTCGATAAGCGGAAAGGTCGCGCTTAATTACTGAGGTGGTTTTTTATGGAAAGAATAAAACTTGAGCAGGTTATGGTCGAACTTGAGGATGCTGGGAACGGGCAGAAGCGACTTAAAAGGCTTAAAAATGGTCTTAAACCGATAGATGTTCTTGCAGAATTGATATCAGAGGAGAACGATGCATTCAGGAGAGAGTACAATCGAGACGGTTATGATTGGACGGTCTATGAAGAGCCTGGCGACCCCGGAGAAAGGCCTCATCTGATATTTGTTTTGATTGACAAGACGGCAGGAGAAGACGAACGAAAGCCACTCCGCCGCTTTGTATTGTGGGACAAGGAGACTGATAAGCCGGTCCCAATACCTTTAAAAATTCCTAACAAGCCTGGAATGCGAACGATGGCCAGGGCGGAAACTCTGGAGCATGTCGGAAACTTCTTAGACTTTACGAAGATGAGGGCGAAGGCAGAAGAGCGCGGCTTGGAGATCAGACACGCCGAATCATGGCACGCGCTTGAGAAGGCAGCCCGCCGGATGGAGGTGTAGGCATGGCCGATATTCCCGAATTAACAGTCGAGCGCGGCTGGATGTGGCAACCCATTTGGGAGACTGCGCGGCAACGCTGGCAAGCCGGCGTCTATTACAGCTCGGGCGGATGCGCCAATGAGCAAGCCATCCCAGATATGAGTATCCAGGTGGACGAACTGGTGGGCAACGGGCATACCACCTCAGCGGGCAACGTCTCGATAGACGCGGCCCATGCTACCCTGGCCAGGATGGATGTCCTTTACCAAACGGCAGCAGGCGCTTTCGCGGTTCACAGGGGGGACGACCTGGCTATAGATGACCCGCTGGGCCTCTATAATCCATCCACACACGCGAATTGGCAAACCCTGGCCTCGCCCTATCCCAAAGCAAGCGTTCCCGCCGGTGTGCCGCTCTACATTATCTTTGTGGCTCCGGCGGTAACTGCGATCTATGATGAGGATCTGATGCCAATCGCATGCAAGGGTCCGATGCCTCCGGCCATTGCATCAGCCGGCACAGGCGTATCAATCGCCGGGCCGGTTAGGATCACACACGACGGGGGCCTATCTCAGGCTATCCTTACGAGCCCCGCGCTATGCGAAATAGATTCGATTGTCGTGCAATGTGCACAGGCCCCCGACGGCACAGTTTCGCTTAATGTGGGGTGGGCGGCGGACACGGATGCACTGATGGCCAACGCGGAAGTCCCTACAACTTTGAACAGTTCGGTCATCAACCATCCCAACCAGGAACTTACATCCGCGACGGCCATAGTCGCAACCGTTGGTGGTTCTGGCACCGTTGGGGAGTGGCTCGTCTGGCTGAAATACTCCGAATATTCACCAGCTTGAGGTAATTTTTATGAGAAAGTTAATACTTATCTTAGCCCTGGCTCTGCTCATAGGCAGCGCGGGGGCCATCAAATGGAGCGGCATTGAGCTTAGGGAGGACGCAAACCTCACGATGGATGACGGTTTCGTGAATGGAACGGGGGGCATCGTTTTCAACGGCACCGCGCCGACTAGCACCGAGGGGGTGTTATATAGCGACTCGGGCATACTGAAGTTCAATGGCGCGTCTGTAGGCGGCAGCGGGTCTCCAGCGTATACGGCAATGATCAAGCAGGTAGACTCTGATTATATCGCATATGCACAGAACGGCACGGCTCTGGCAACTTCTACAAATTTTACCACGACTTTCAATAGCCTCATGTGGGCTCTGGCCGGAACCAAGAAGGTTATCTATCTGGATTTTGAGACGGCGACGGTTGCAGGTACTGCATACCTGGAGAGTTATACAGAAGTTATAGGCATCGGCAGACCCACAATCACGACCACTGCAGTAGAGCCTATCTTCCTGGCCAACTCCACCACCGGTCTTTTACATTCTTATATAAAAATAAAGGATGTGATCCTACGGTATGACGGCTCGACTGCCTACTCACAGGGCCATATCGAGCTGTATAACACGAGCTACAGCACGATTGAGGGAGTCTATACAGGACTCGATAACCTGAGCTACAGCGCAAATAATAGAGGAGGAGTCTACCTGAACGGAGCAGGTGCACATGCCTGGCTAAACCTCATAAGAAACTGTCACCTGTCTATGGTGGTGATGAGTTCGGCAACGGATAATTGGATCGATGCGAACACGATATGCTCATGGGAAGACACGGCATACGCAATTAAGACTTCCGGTGCATGTAACAATCTCAAAATCACGAAAAACCATATTATTGTGCCGGGGGTAGCCGGATCGTCTACGTATGGAATTTTCAACTCAGGGGCAACTTCTGGGTGGTACGTAGCCGGAAACTGGTTCGAGCCGCAGGATGGATACGACGCAACGGAACAGCAGATTGGTATATTCTCATCGGCCGCTATGTCAAATTGCAGGTTTATTGACAACGGGTTTGTCAATCTTGGTAGTATGGGAATGAATTTTCATGGAAACGTGTTATATTCTACCATATCCGGAAACGTATTTGAAAATTGCAATATGTATAATGATGCAAATTTCCGGGCCATTAGCACGGGCACCGGTAGCTGTTATAACTCCTTTGTGGGAAACACTGGCTATAATTATATCAGCAGTACCAAGGCACCGTTTATATGGGGTTCGGATCATTCCTCATATTCTGCTAATGTAGTCTATGGCAAGTTTTCTGATGATATCAGCAACGCCGGGTCCGGGTCGGTCGAAGCTGGCACGGTGGCAACTCTAACGTGAGCAGTACAAATACTGACTACAATATATTTTTTGTATGAATTATTTGTACTTCGGAGGAAACTATGATGAGACGCTATTGTGTGAACCTGAGCGACGAAGCCGTGAAGGTCTGGCAGGAATACCAGACCAAAACCGGCCTCAAGCGCGACCCCGCCCTCGATGCCCTCCTGCTGGAGTTCGGAGGGCTCAAACCACCCGAGCCAGTCGAGCCGGAGGAGCCCACCAGGCGCGATGTCGAGGTCAGCCAAAAGGGAGACCTAATCCTGGTCCGGGCCGGGCTCAAGACTCTCCTATCCACTCCGAAAAGCGACGCTGCAAACGCTTTTCAGGTTGCAGTTGCTGCCGTCCCATCCGGCGGCTCCCTGGGAATCGGAGAGGGGCTCTATGAGCTTCCGGCCCCCTATCCCGTCGCCCTGGACGCCGATGGGGGCAATATATTCTATTGCTGCATTCCGATTCTCGATAAGAGCATGCACATCTTCGGTGCTGGCGCGGGGAAGACCGTTCTCAAGCTCGCTGCCTGGCAGCGGAGTGCATCCAGGCATGTGGTGATGATGCTGATCAGAGGGACGGGGCCGATGGCTCCGGGCTATTCCTCCTTTTCGGTGGATGGCCTGACTCTCGACGGGAACGTGAAATATCAGTATTCGGGAACCCAACACGACGGCGAAGCCCTGATCCTGGTGGGATCTGCCAGGCGGAACGGGAAATATGCCAACCTGGAGCTGCGAAACTCACATGGCGCGGGCCTCTACCTTGGGAACAATGGCGGCGGATCGGGAACCAATGAGCTGATCCAGAATTGCATCGCCCGAAGCTGCGCGGACAAAGGGATCATGCTCGATACCTGCCAGGATAGCCGGGTGGAGGATTGCCAGGCGTGGGCCTGCCAGGAGGGGCTATGCCTGTATGGAAATGATGACTGGCAGACCAGGGGGGCGGATCGGGTCACGGTGGCCGGCTTCCAGACAGATAGCCAGGTTATGGTCTGGCAGGTGAACGACTTCAAGCTGGATGGCCTGGATATGGACTGCTCCAAGGCGGCCTCCTCCTATGGTCTGGTGGTCAGGGACGGGTCCGGCCAGGTGCTCCTATCCCAGCTCAAGAGCGATAAGAAGAAAACAGGAGCCTATGGCAGCGCCACATACCTCTATCGCGGTGCGGCGGTAGGATTCCAGAACTGCCAGATCTCGGGATATTATGGCATCCGGGCAATCGAGCGCGCAAAAGTCCTCGCGACCAACTGCGATATATCAGCATCCGGCGCTTGCTTCGCGATGGTCGATCAGAACGCGCCGATGGAGGCTAGCATCACCGCGGAAGGCTGCAAGACCTCGGGGAAGAAGGTCGAGCTGCAGGAAGGGGCGACGTTCGAAGAGATGTGAAAAAAAAAGGTTATTCGGGCAACTCGTCCCATCGCTTCAAAGATGAGATTCCAAATCTGCGAAAGAGGCGGTCATCTCAGGCCACCTCCCTGCTCAGGACGGCCTCCCAGCCGCTCTCAGTGAGCTGGCGGTCCTCCTCCTGCCAGCCTTCCTTATTCATCAAATCATCAGCCTGGAAGGAGCAAGCGAAATGCCCCTCCTGGCCTCTCTGGGTATCTGAACACTGCCCGCAGCAGGCGGGCGCGATTATATATTCCCTGCCCGGTTTGGCAATTATCCCCCAGGGGCTGCTTTCCAGCTCACCTGGATAAGGAGCGCGGGCCATCTCAGGCCACCTCCTCGACCTCTATCATGGCGAGCATGTCGTCGATGATCGCTATCGCCCAAGCCGTCTCGCCTACGGATACTCTCCCTCGGATGTCTTGGAGATTCGCACGAATCTCAGATATGGTCATCTCTGACCATCTAGCAGGAGCAGGCATCTAGGCCACCTCCTCGACCTGATC